CCGACTCTCTATTTGACCAGTTTTTAACTAGCGTCATAACATTAGAGAAGTTCCTTACCAACCTTGATTTATCCTTCGTTACTTATTTGATAAGAACGTCGAATACCTGCGAACGACATCTAACTAAGTTAGTCTATATGTCGCGCTTATCTCGTGGAATGAGATAGAAGAGTGTCTGTTTTGAATAGACCGATTCTATTCATTACTTCTGACTCTTTGGTTATAACATCAAAAACATCAGCACAATTCGAGATTGGCGTGCCTACCGGAACCGTAGGCTTACTTTGGTTTAGTGCACCAAAGGACATACGCATCTAGAGTTCAGCTTCGCACGAAGTTGGTTACAGTAAGGCTGGTGTGCCTTACGTCAATGATCTCTGTATTCAATAATCATTGAACAATCGCACAAGTAGGATTAGGCTCCTGCGATGGAACGGTACCAAAAGACGCTGCCGTTAGCGCAAATTGCAATCACGCACCCCCCCCCCAACACACAACTCGTTGGTGAGTGAGCGGTGGCTAGATTGCCTCGAACGGAAGACTTTTCTTCCAATCTGATCAAACGCTTGTACTACGACTGAGGGTTTAACCCCTCGCCGGTACGGGTCTACTTGAAACAACTGAGCTATTTGCATCGTCATGCCGTGTAGTGTCACTTCGGGCTTCGTCTTAGGACTTAGCCTCTGCTGTGCACATAATTCCGCATGCGACAAATTCCTTTTGTGGATTGAGAACCGATAACGTACCTCTCAAAGTATTTAAGAAAGATCACCTTCTATAGGCAATTCCTAAGTTCCTCACCTTTCCCATGTCTACCCCCCCCTTTCTCTTTAGACCATGGGCAACGGTTGATACTGGTGTTGCCCCCCCCCAAAACTTATGACCAATTGCTCGTCAATTGAATCCCCTACGATGTCTGTACGCTGTATTTCAGCTGCTGGTTCTAGGGATAAGACTAAAGTTTCCCAACAGGCTTATACGAAAGATGGCGTCCTATATCTTCCTATCAAGGAGTTTAGGTCCGCCATCAGATTAATGAAGTCATACGATCGATATGCACTTCGACAGGAACAGCAGTCTCGTTACTCCAACCCATCCGCTTGGCGGAGGGAACAGAGATTGAGACGGTCCAAAATCAATGAGATTAGGATCGCTGTCTCCGATTATGCCAAGATGCACACAGCCAACCCAACGAATAATTCGTGGTACAATATGTACCTGGCAGGCATCTACAAGCCTGTTCATATGTCTTTGGAACAGGTTTCCAAAGCTAAGAACTACGTTATACGCGATATAGCGACTAGATCGCACGTGTATAACTTAAATAAAAAGGAGCATAGACCCTGGACACTCAGAGACCCTTGGATGGACCAACACATTCACAACCGGGTTTCTAGATCTGGGTTACCCAAATATGACTCCTCAATGAAGTACGCCAAAGATTACAGGTATCAGGAATATCTTAATCTTGTCGTACATAAGCCAACACCGAAGGTTAATTATCGCAATCTTGACTTAGCTACTAAAATAGCTAGGGATGAAATTTCGCGATACACCTTCAAATTCATGCCATACAATCAGGTTATTAAGTCCCCGGACTTCCTGAAAATAAAGAATCACTCGACGGGTTTCACTGCCCCGGGTTTTTCTGATAAGCTCAAGGCTGCGAAAGATCCCGGTTTCCGAGACTTTTACAACCAATTCAAGAGCAACATGCATTCGCCTGGTACTTTCAATCTGTTTTTCAAGAACGAGAGTATCAAGCAAGAAAAACTGCAAGTCAGAGGACCACGAGTTATCGTGGCCTCGTCCCTCGAGCACGAAATGCTCAGTAGGGAAGTATTGCAGTTTTACCTCTCAGACGTTATGCGTCAGAGTAAGGATGCACCCATTAAGATTGGCATGAAAAACACTGAGTTTGGTGACTTACTTAATTATTTAGGTGGTCCCAACCAGTATATGTACTGCGCCGATTTCTCTGCGCAGGATAAAT